TCGTGTCGTAACTGTTCGGCAATTTGGTAATTAGCTTCAGCACCACGTGCCATAATTACTGCCTTATTGATTCCTGAAAAAGAATCAACGATTGCTTGAACGATTGAAAAGCCCTTGTTTAGTGCTATTGTTGTCATTTTCGTTTTCCTCGTTTTGACCAATTAAGATTTTACGAGGCTGCTTTTCTTTAGGAAGAACGACTTCAAGTTCGACAGTCAAGATTCCGTCCTGTAGATCCGCTCCGTTTACTTCGGTATATTCCGACAGTCTAAATGACTTCTTCCAGTTCCGAGCACTAATACCTTTATGAACATACTTATCTTGTTCACGACGTTGTGGACGATCTCCTTTAATTGTAAGGACATGATCCTTCACTTCAATGTCAATATGTTCTTCTTTGAATCCAGCCACAGCCAGTTCAAGGACAAATTTCATGTCCTCTTCTTTTACTACGTTATGTGGTGGATAGGTATCTTTAGCATGCTTGTGAATATTTTCAAGCTGATCAAAGATGTGGTCGAAACCAATAAACCCACTACGTGGGTACACGATTGATTGTGTGTTAGTCATATGTACCTCCAATGACTTGCAAGGTTAAAATGGAACCCGGTTATTCGGCATTCCCAATACTATATATATCAAATGTTCTTTTTAATCCAACGATAAGCAGCATAAGCAAGCAATAAAACAATAATTGTTCCAATGCCATCAACCCACGATGTCTCGTTCATTGCATTAATTAAATCTGCTGTAAACCAATCCATGGTTACATACACAGATCTTCATACTTAGTTGTATGATTTCTATGTTGTGATAGATCACCTACGTGATTACCACCATAAATTACTTGGAGCCAATATTGTATTTTGGACATAATTCCCATTCGTTCTTCTCCTTGAACGGTATAATTTTAATTTGTCTCATTGGGGCCAGTGGTTCAACTTTTTGTCCATCAATTGTTATAAGACCCCAATCACTCATAAGTTGAGCTATAGTGTTACGCCGTGCGAGATCATTCTCTTCTAGATTTGATTTCTTTCCGTCTAACAAAAATAGCTCTTTAAAATGCACAATAAAGTATCTACCTTGTTTGTGCAAAATATGGCATGATTGATATAGTTTTTTATCTTTACGTGATGCAACACCAATGCGAGTTAATGTCTCACGAACCTTTAAAAAATCATCTGGTTCATTGAGTGTAACTTCAAGCATAGAGCTTGGTGTCCATTCAACAATATTATTTTCTTCCACCTTTGTAAACCTTCTTCTTTAATTCATCAATTTGTTCAGATGTGAGAAGGGACAAGGCTTGTTTGGCTTTTTCATTACTATAACCATAATATTCCTTGACTACTTCCACGTCACTTACGGTTTCAGGTTTAATCCATTTTGAAAACCGTTTTTTCTTCCTGACTATATTTATAAGAAAATCAAATTGAAGCCGATTATCAATGGTATGGTTAACATTCATCTCGTTAGCCATAAGAACTGTATCATTAAAATAGGATAGGCCACGATTTACCATAAAGGAATTATAGCCCTTTTCGGCAATATCATCAACCATTATATCCTTTTTTGTGTTATTAATTGCATTTAAATATTCAAAGGGATTCATAACCACCATCCAAGTTTGGCACCATTGTGTATAATAATCATAAAGCAGGCAATGACATGTAGTAACCACCAAAAGGTTCTGATACCAGCAACTATGTTAGCATCTGTATCTGTATCACCAACCTTTTGACCTAGATGTCTTGCCCATAGTCTCCAGGCTCTATGCAAAGCTTTCCACTCCCCAGTCCTGTCCATCCTGATGAAGTTGTACTTCCTTGAATAGAAGACTACGGGTAAAGTCTTTTGTGTCAACTTTATTCAGATGGATATTATCATAGTAAAGTTGAGGAACAGTGCGATGACCATTTTCTTTTAAAAAAAGTTTTCCGTCAATGTTGTAGCTGATGTTGATGGTTTCATACGTAAGACCCCAACTATCCAATTTCTTTTTCATAATTGTACAATACGGGCAATCGTTTTGTGTATAGAGTCTAAATGAATTCGACATTGGCCATTACCTCCGTTAAACAGGCTACAACATTAAGTTCGTGATCAGCAACAAATGCATTTTTATATTGATAATCAGCAAGGATCAACACGATCTGTGGTATTGATTGTGGTGCAACTTTATCGGCCATCCTATCATATATGGCTCTAAAAATTGCACTTGCATCTGTATCTATATTGTCAGCAGTCCATTTTCGCATCTTTTTGAAATCTTTTTCCTTGAGATAATGGAAAAGATCATCATAGTTTGAATCTGCAAGATTACTTAGAATTGCTGCATCAATATGACCAGTTGCAATACCATACCGTTGTAACTCATTTATGACACGTCGCCAGTCTGGCATGTGTTTCATGATGAGGTTGGCAAGTGTACTCTTATCATATGTAACATTTTCTGTATTAAGAATATCCTCGGCACGTTTCATGAACTGACCTGCACATGCAGTAGCCTGAGCCTTGGATGAGAAACCAAATTCATATACACCACATCTAGAATGAAGTGGTTCAATGATTCTGTTTTTAAAGTTACAAGTGAGGATGAACCGGCAGTTGTTGGAGAACTCTTCAATGAAAGCACGAAGAGCCGGTTGTGTTGACTGCGGGTTCAGGTAGTCTGCCTCGTCAAGGATCACAACCTTGGTACCACCTTGAAGAGAGACAGTTGATGCAAATTGCTTGATCTTACCACGGAGAGTATCAATGTTACCATTTTCAGATCCATTGATTACGATATAGTCAAGATCAAGCTCATTGCATATTGCTCGTGCCACTGTGGTCTTACCGAGTCCTGCAGTGCCGGTGAAGAGCATGTTTGGTACCTCACCGCCATCCACAATTTTTTGGAATGTTTGCTTTAACGTATCCGGTAGGACAGTGTCAGCAATTTTACGAGGGCGATATTTTTCAACCCAGAGAAATTCATTAGACATTTACATGTACTCCATAACAAAAATAAAATTATATCACAAACAAGCATTCATGTAAATATCTTATTCCTCATCATCCTCCATTGCTGCTTCCTGTTGCATCTGCTCTACAAGAGAGATGATCTGGATAGCTTGGTCACGTAGCTGACCGATGGTTGAGAGTTCTTCACCCTTAAACCCACCGCGTTGGGTTACGGCGTCAACAACTGCTACGGTTGAACGTGCAACCTGGTTACCCAACTTCATAAGCTGGTCTGTATTTTCTTTCGACATGTCTTTATACTCCAAACGTAGATGATTTTTCCAGTGCAATCCAATATGTTACGCTGATATCTTTATTCTTGAACTGACTGATTAATTTTGACGAAATTGATACCTCATAATTACCCGGAATAAGTCTGAGGTTTGAGATATTTATGACAAAGTTAAAACCTGAATCTGGTTTTGCATCAAATGGAACATCAATTGAATATGTATTTGATGTAGAGTTATCCTTGTCAAGAACACTCAAGGTCAACACACCCTCGCCTGGTGTGATTGATACTTCTTCATGGCCAAGTGTAGATGCTGCACCCTTTAGTTTATTTAAGGTTTCACTATCAAGGGTGAATCTAACTTCACATTCTGGCATGTTAATATCCTTTTGAGGTGTTGTCAATGTTTCCTCTGGTGAGAAGAAATAACGAACCTTTGATCTACCAGATGCATCACCAATGGTGACAGACTCATCAGAGAATTGTAGATTTGGTTTGTCAACCAACGACAGAACACCAATAAATTCTTTTAGATCATAGATACCGAATTGCTGTGGAAAGTCCTGGTCAACGTGAGCCGTGGCCAAAACATTCCGAGCCTCTGACATTGTTCGAAGCGCGTTACCTTGCTTGAACAACATGTTTGAGTTAATCTCTGAAAAGTTTTTCAGGATACTCATAGTGTTTTCTGAGATTTCCATAATATACTCCGTGGATTTGTTAAAAAACTAATGTTATTATAACACATACTCATGCATATGTAAACAACTTTAACACATCTTGCTGAAATTTCTTTCCTTCTTAAATTCAATTTTACTCTTGAACTTACCATCTAAAATTTCACCTTTGTGTGAGATGACAAATACATTGGTGTCATCACCCAACGTGTAGAGGATCTTCAATAGATTTTCTACACCATCATGATCCAGGGATGAGTCAAATGTTTCATCCAGAATCAATAAGTTTGTGGCAACAGAGTTTTTCATCTTGGCAATCTGTCGCCATGTAAAGAGAAGAGCCAAGTCAATTCTTTGTTTCTCACCCTCACTGAATGAATCATATGTAAACTCATCACGATGGCGTGATCTGATAGTCTCTTGGAATGATTCATCCAAATTAAAATGTACAAAGAAGTCAAGCACTTGTAGATACTGGTTCACAAGTTTGTTAATTGCTGGTAGATATTGCTTGATGATCTTGGTTTTGATACCGGTATCCTTTAACATCTCGCCGATGACAGAGTTATAGTTATATTGCTCTGATAGGTTGATCTTTTTCTCTAACAGAGAATCCTTCCAGGTCTTCATAGTCTCTAGATCAGTTTTGGCATTATAAAGGTCAGCACCAACATCTTTCTCTATTGACTGCTGGTATCCTTGGATGGTTTTGTGGAGCGTATCGATCTCCCTGTTGTTCTCAGAGAGTTTAGATAACCGATTTC